CTGTGATTGGCTTGATGTCTTTTTTAAGCCGCTCATCAGAAATTGTGGTGCTGTAAGCAATGACGTTGCCATCTGCATGAAAGTCGCCATCAGCCTCAAATCGGAACTCATTACTATTGTTGATGTAAACATCCATTTGCGTGTTGTTTGTAAAAGTAATGTAGTCAGTAGTATCTAAGCCAATTTTTCCTGATGAAATTACGTCACCTGTTGCTGTAACGGTTCCAGTGACATTACACCCTGCGTGAACCGTTTCCAGTCTACTTGACCCTTGGTATTTTAAAGTAGTGCCTCCACTTGCTGCGGCATGGAACATATTAGTCCCACCACTTTCGTTAATATAAAAATCTGAGGCATACACGATCAAGTTGCCGCTGGCATTTTCTTTAATATAAGAGGTTGTCCCATCAGAGTATATTTGCAAAGCGCCGTCACCAAATGTCGCCTTTGCGTTGTCAGCAAACTCTAATGCGTTGTCACTCCGATCCCAAACCACGTCGTAGCTTGCGCCTTTAAAGGTCACGTCACCGCCCGAACCGCTTGCAGTATGTCCAAATTCGTAATCACCATGAAATCGTGAAACCATGCTTTGCGCTGTGAAAAATCTATTACAGCTTTCACCGCCGACATTTTCGTGTGAAATAACTAAATCTTCAGAGCCGCCGAATTTTAAATCTGCGTTGTCAGAAAATGTAATGCTGTTGTTTGTGCTTATAGTCCCGCCATCACTTGGGAAGGGTATATTTGTCAGATTGGCACCCGATCCCGAAAATGACGTTGCAGTCGCTGTGCCTGTGACGGTTACTCCAGTAGATGATGTGGCAAGTTTTTGGCTCCCATCGTGGTATAAACCAACTGCGCCGTTTTCAACCATATAGGCCATGTATTCGCCGTTCGACGCAAAGAAGTCTATGCTTGTAGAACCTTTAAGGTGTAATGGGCCATTGCCACCGTCTTCAATTATACTTGCTGACCCTGAGTGGTAGATTTTAAGATCATCGGAATTTCCAAAACGAGCCTGTGCATTATCACGGAAGTTTAAATGTCCGCCCGAACTCACAAATTCAATATTTTGATTTGATCCTTGAAATGTAACATCCTCAGTAAACGTGCCGCCACTGGTCAACATGAGATCATCAGCAGCAGCCGTCACAAACACTTTGGCGCTGCCACTAAGGTTTAACAGCGCACCTGTTGTGCTTTCCAAAAGCGTCCGTGTGAGCGTCGTGCCGCTGTGCGTGTAGACCCCTTTTGATATTTCAAATGCGCTGCCATCCTCGATGACAAAACGCACTTCATCGCCATTGGAAATGCCACCACTGGCAAAGGTTTGATAACCTGTCTCAGCAGAGCCAAGCGTTATCGTTCCAGTACCAGTAGTGGATGTGCTTACCTTTATGCGGTTGCCAAGCGTAATGCCCATTGCTCTAGCCTATGCAGGGTCAGGTATAGCAATTGTAAATGCTGCAAGCGTAAACGTGTTGCCGCTTGTTACAGCCTGAGACGCAGACAATGAACCAGTTGCATAAAGCGTATCACTGCCATTGCTGATCGCATAATGCGTGGCCGTTCCAGTGCCTGTGATTGAACCCGTTGCGCTGGATGTAATTGCAGCCACAGTTACCTCACGACCACCGCCAGAGCGATCCGCAGGTGAGCCGATTGAAAGCGATGTTTTGTTGCCTAAGCTAACGCTAGAAATGCCGCTGTAGGTAGTGGGTTCAGATGAGCAAAGATCGATCCTATCGCCGTTACTCGTCAACACGTTTAAAGCACCGTCAAGGACGGTATTTGTTAATGCTGCCATTTTCTTTCTCCGAGAATGTGACGTCTCACGACGTGCAGTTGTTTATTCGGATGTGATCCGAATTTGCTTTGACTGTATTAGGTTTTGAGCTGCGAATTGCTCTGGTCCAGTCCAACCAGTGCTTGTGCAGCTTGTCCCGACTTAATCAGTCGAAATTTGTAAATTATGAGAGAGTGACCGTTGTGGTGCTTGTGTAATCGGTGCGAACGCCATCAACAGTTAAAACAAATTTTCCATCTGCGCCTGATCGACCAGCATAGTCACCGCCAGAAACATATGTGCCTTTTGACCCAACCGTGAGGCTAAGGACCGTTCCAATTGAGATGTAGCGCGTGTCAGTTTTTTCCTGCCCTCTTCGCCCGCCTTGGCCAGCTTGCCCTGCGCTATCTTTGTTCGGCCACGGGTTCGGGCTGTCACCACCACCACCGCCGCCTCCCGCGCCATAGCCGCTTGGGTCGCCACCTGCGCTGTCTTCGTTGCCACCTGCGCCGCCTGTGCCGTAGTTTTCAGTATACCCATCTGCAGTATTGCAGCTTTGCCCTGCTCTATCGGCTGACGTTCGGAACACTCCACCGTTAAGACCGCCACTGCCGCCAGCCGCAGTAAAAATTAATGACGAGCCAATTGAATAACTTGTGTCTGACCCACTGGCATTTTGACCCGATCCTGATCCATCATCGACCCCATAGCCTCCAGCGCCGCCACCAGCCAATCCTTTTGCCTCGACATAGCGTTTCTTCTCAGTACCACGAAAGTTGCCAAGGCTTATTGTGGTGCCAGCCGATCCTTGCGGAACGCTGGTGTTATTACCAGACACGGGGCCGTAAGTGTTTGAGCGGTAATACTCAGACAAAGATATCCCACCTGTGCCAGCAAACTCATTTTCTACGTCTTGCAAGCTAACAGCACCCGTTGAAGAAATTGGCATCACAAAGTTCCGTATGCAGTCACATCATCTTTGCAGATCAGCGCACCTGCACTGGTCAGCTTCATAATGGTGGTCTTTGTGCCGCTGTTATTGTGTTTGAAAACCAAGTCATTCGATGATTGCTCAACGTGAAAATCGCCAACAATGTGATTGAAGTCGCCGTTTGTTGTGTCCAATTCACCAATTGTGACCCAAGCGGAGTTTGAGCTGTTGCGGATTTTTAAAAGACTATTGGCTGTGTCGTACCACAGCATGTAAGCGACCTTAGTAAAGCCCGTGTCATTTGCCGCAGAGTGCAAAGAGCGTAAAGCCTTTGATGTATTGTTTATGGAAGTGCGGGCAGTGACTGCCGTTTCTGTGCCATCCAGCTCAGTATAATCGTCCGACATTAATATGATGCCTCCGCAGAAAGGGATTGAACACTTGGCGTAACACCAGAGTGACTTGATGTAAGTTGGCAGCGAAACTTAAAGGCTCTTGCCACGATGGTTTGCCCACCAGCCTGAACAAAACTTGACCAAGTTGGCGTTCCTGACGGGTCGTCATTTGTATGGGCAACTTCAACCGTGGCTCCGTGGTCGTCAAAAGCTGCATTTTCATTTAGCCAACTGTCCCACGCATCTGGCCACGTATCCCATGTGCTGGGAATATTGTCCCATTGCGCGGCGTAAGTAATGCGGCGCACATAGTTGACCGTTGCTGCAACCGTTACAGAGCGGACAGAACCTGTGTCGATATAGGTGCCAGCACCAGCCCCGTCGATTGAACCAGCAAATACATATGACCCACTGTTTGAGGTGCCAGTAAAACTTGTCATCCGCAGCTCATCAGGATTTGTCGCGGTGTTAACAACAACGTTTGAACTGCTGGATACGCCAAGAAAATTCGGGCTTTCCTGCTGGCTGCGCGTTGTGTTCAATGACGGCAATTGCGAGGGCAAAACTGAAAAGCTGTCGGCTGCGTTGCTTGCATTACTGCCCTTGTCATAGGCTTTGATAAAAAACGTTCCGCTTCGTGCCACGCCGTAGGCAGTTGTCGCGGGCCGCGCTACTTTGTCAATGTAGTCTTCTGAGCCATCCCAAGATGCCGATCCTGTTGTATCAGACGTGTGCTTTATGCGGTAAAAAGACAAATCTAAATCATCCACGCCAGTCCACTTAAAGAACATGCCGCCAGCAGCAATCTCACCTCTGAAATTTGTAACATTGGCAGGAGGGTCATCAGGCGGGTCAAGCGCAAAATTCAACGCATAAACCCAGTCGCCCTTTACCCCAAAAGTGTTCACCGCTCTTGCACGGACATCGTAACTTCCACGCGCTAAATCCAGCGCGGAGTATGTCCCTAAGTCACCACTGCCAACTGGCAAATAATCCCCTAAACCTGCGGAGCGATATTGCACCTCAACACGATCCACCCGCGATGCATCCGCACTGGTAATTACAACCTTCAGCTCAGGCGTAAACTTTTCAGATAAAATCCGCGATGCGCTTTCTGGAGCAACACCAATATCAGGAACCTCAAAGGGTGACAGCAGAGTTGTATTGTCCCGCTCGTAAATTACGCTGTCAGGCACGTTATCAAATATTGTCTGCGCTGTTTCCTGCAGTATCATTTGAACGTCCAGCGTTCCCCCACTACCCAAGGTGAACGTCCAACTGATGACTTCAAACTCTTTTTCGCTCCAGCCAAATCGGTCAAAACTTAACTTCACATTATCGCCAACCTGCAGAGCAAAAGCGCGAAGCCCAAAGGTTGCTTGAATGGTGAGCTGCTGGCGATTTCTTTCAAGCGCAATGAGTGCGATCTGACGGCAAATATCAAAGTCGTCCGTAAACGGTAGGTCCATGTTGTAGACGCTAACCTGACCGCCATCTGCGGCAACAAATGCGGAAGCTGACACTTCATGGTAATCAGTTGGCTGATAGTTTGTTGCAGCCCCGCGAAATGTTCCCTTTACCGTATTAAAGTTGTCACGGCGCGAGTGCCGCGTTGAGATTGCCACAGAGGAAATTAAGTCATCTTCTGTTAACGTTGTTGCGCTTGGAATTGACCAATAGGCAGGTTTCATTCTCCACTTGCCCTGCGCATACCAAAGCAACCCGCCCATAGATGTAAGCAAATCCTTTAAAATATCGGATGGCTTTACTGAAGTTTGGAACGAACCGTTGCAGGTAAATCTTGGGTTTCCAGTTTTCGTTGTTGTGTAGGCACCGCCAGACACATTGTAGTAATTTTCATATTCGCAAATATCCGCTGCCAGCGTGACCAAACTGTCGTCGATATTAGCTGCGACTTCACCCAGCCCGTCACTGGATGTCAGGTAATCTCTCAACACAAGTGCAGGATTATCTGACCAAGCGGTTGATGCCGTGCGTGTGTCGTAAACCTTTTTGCCCTTAATCTTTGCGCTGATCGACGGCACTCCGTTTGGAAAGGCGTCAGCATTATAGGTCAGCTCAATGTAGAGGTAAGAGCAGCCTGTTAGAGTATGGTCTTGCGTCCAGCCCACACCCGCAGAGATTAGCCGTGTCGGAGCAGCTTGTGTGGCCGTGCCTTTGCGCTGGTAGATTTTAACCAGATCATTGTACCGCGTTGTCGTGGTGCCATCTAATGCAGTTGCCAATGTTGGCTTGTAATACGTCTGACTGTTTTCAGTGGCAGTTGTCAGCGTCAAAGCCTCATCGTTAAAGTAGATCGTACTGAACTCTTCAATTTCATGGCCAGTAAATGCAATGACGCGATGCAGGAATTTGCTGTTTGTCCCGCTAACCGCATCAAAGACAATGGCACCGCCAACCTTTGTTTGTCCGTAAATTACTTGCCTTGGCTGGGCTGGCCCCTGACGTGAAACCTGATAGCCATTGTTAGCAGTGTTATCACCAAGAGACGGCTTTGGCGTCAGGGCATTCATTGCTGCGCCCATGGCCGTGGTTATCAAGAAATGATTGACCATTGAGCCGCCAAGAAGCATCGCGCCTTGAACACCAGCTTGGATTGCAATCTGCGTTCCAAGTGTGCTGACGAGAGACATTGCAGCGGAAAAAGCCATCAGTCAGAAATCCACTTTGAATAGTTACGTTCGATGCAGGTGAAACCCAAACGTTCCAACAGAACGTCAAAAGGCTGATGCGTTTTTGTGTTTATTTGCAGCACCGAAACGCCATCCGCTTTTAGGCACGTCTCAGCAAACTTTAGCAGCTTTAAACCCGTCAGCCCCTTTCTGTGAGACTGGCGTAAAAACAGCACGTCGTTTGTTGCAAAAATATGATCTTTATAGTGAAGCCCAGCGCAAACAATGGCGACGAAATAGCCGACCAATTGGCCATCATCTCTAGCGGTAAAAATGCGCAACGCCGCGCAGCCTTCAAGTTCCTTGTAACGCTCCCAATCAGGGTTCAGTTTTATCTGGCTCTGGCGCACCGCAATTTCTTCCCAGTGCGCTGTCAGAAGCGGCTTTATTTCATCAACAACATCGTCCAGAAACTCTTGCGCAAAGCTAAGTGTCACTGCGGCCCCAATTGATCACACGGTCTTGCATACTCTCAACAAACTCAAAGCCTCTGTCGTTTGGATGATTTGCTTTTTGGTATTCTGAAGTGAAGCGTGAATTGCGTGGCCGCTCTAAATCAATCAGCTTGTTTTCGATCATGAGCTGGATCGTGGTTTGATCGCCGCTTTCCTCAATTTTCATCTGGTCCATGTATCCAACAAAGACTTCCACCAAACTTTCAAAGTAAACTTTTGTGCCGTCCGAATGAGAAACAAAGGTCGTTCCAACCGTGCTGGTCGTATTGTTGAAGAGGCCAAAATAAATCTTTGCTGTGCGCCCCTGATATGGCTCAGAAAGCGCCAAAGACACCACTGAGCTGGGAATGCCCGTTAAGGTCAATGACGCCCCTCTTGCGCTAATCTGTGCTGTCTCTTCAATGGCAGAAACTGCCAGCAACGTTGACGTTCCGTAATAAACATTGCCGCTGTAAGTCAGCTCACCAATACCTGTCCAAAGCCTTAAAGTTTGGTTGTTGTCAAAGAACAGCTCGACCGCAAAAAATGGCTCAATGACCGTATCATCAAGCCCATTGTTAAAGGCGGTTGAAACATCTCTAGACATCAGATGGCCTCAACCGCGTCAAACTGAAGGCCATAGGTTTCGAGATTGTCCCAGCCATATTCAACGATGTTGGACTGCAAACGAAAAACGCCAACTGCGCTATTGGTGATGACAGTGGCATTTACATACGATGCACGAAGTCTGGGAAATACCTCAACAGAACCATCGCCTGTTATATCCTCCAAGATCATGTAAAGCTGCGCATCTGCTCCCGACCCGATCTGTATGTAATCACCCGCAAGCAATGTTTTTGTGGCAACGTTAAAGTCTAGCGTAAGGGTTTCCTGATTAGCCGTGCCTGTTGCATCGCATTGTATGTCAGCATTTGTAGATCGAAGAGTGCCGCGCGGTGTGGAGTAGTTTGGATTGCCCAAGTAAAACGTTTCTTGCTGGCCTCGCAAACTTGTCAGCGCAGCCTTCCATGCTCCAGCTTGGTCACGCTTCATTGGCGGTAGTGACACACTGGCCTCCCACCTTGCACCAGTGTGACGATACACCTGCTGCTTAAAGGTAAAAGGTGATTGCGTGGTTGCCGTTGCGTGAACAGCCCGCAAGGTAAAATTAGAATAGTTAGGCGCAGCGGGCAGCGTGATTGGATAAGTAATAGCCATTAGGAAAACACCGACTGCATTTGCCCGCCTCTTCGACGCGCATCAAGAATTTGGTTTTTTGTCATATCCGCGATGCGCGGTGCCTGACTTGCGATAATCTTTTTGACGCTTTCATCACCATTGGCTTGGAAGGCGAACGTCTGGTTGACCACAACGCTGCCGCCCCCACCCACAGCAGCTTTTGCTTGGGGAACAGACAAGATGCGACCCGCAGATTGTGGAACGAATATTTCACGTCCATGCTCGCCAACGGTTGTTGGCACACCAGCCTGAACCATGCCGCCTTGCGCGTTGCCTGTCGGAGTTTTAACAAAATCACCAGTGGTCGGGGATCGACTAAACCCAAACGCACCCATCGCGGCGTTGACCATTTGCTGCACAACAAGGACACGGTACAGCTCCTTAATTACGGTTCTGGCCATGGACCGCATTGCGTCTTTCATGCTTTCACCGCCCTCTAGAGCAGACATGAAAACATCTTCAAAGCCGTCAGCGAGTGTGTTGCTCACGCGCTCCAAGTCCGTCAATTCTTTTTTAATGTTCTTAATTGGGTTGATGACCCTGTTCGCAGCAATCTCATATTTCTCCCACAAGTCTAGGGATTTGCGTATTGAGCTGGCTGCATCCTGTCCCTCAGCAGACATCAGATCAACGCCCTCTTTGCGCAGCTTATTTAATGCTTCCTCAAGCATTTTTTCTTTTTGTTTGGCAATTAAAGCCCGCTCTTGGTCGGCTGCACTTTTGCCATTGAGTTCGGCCATTGTTTGCATTTCTGCAACCAGCTCTTTTGCCGTTATCGTCAGGCCGCTAAAGCCGCCATCCTCAACATCATTAATGACATTAACTGCGTTAGCTGCGGTTGCTGCAGTCTCATCGAATACTTGATTGGTTTTTTCCGCAAATTCTTTCTGAGCTGCCAGCAACTCAGCTTGCAGGTTTTCCAACATCGTGCGGGTTGCATCTACTTTTCTTTGCAAGAATTTTTCATCTGCAAAAAAGTCTCTGCCCTCTGGGAAATCTCCAGCAAAGAAATCGTCTTGTATTTTTTTAAGCTGTGTCTCGTAGCTGCTTAAAGCCTTCTTCAAACTTTCTATTTCTTTTTTCGCAGACTTATTATTTACAAATATGTCAAATTCTTCTGGCTTGATCGGCGTGTCTCGACCAAAATTTCCCAGCCTATTTAAGAACGCTGTTGCATCAGCTTCTGCTTGCGAAAACTTGCTGCCCACCTCCTGAAGAGCAACAACCAAATTGGCAAGGCCAATAACCGCTTTGTTGTTTATTGAGGTAGATAGCAGCTCAAGTGTTTCTCTGGCTTCCTTTGCCTTTTGCACCACCTCAGCGTCTATAACACCGCCAGCCTCACGCAATCGGGTTGTAAGGCGTCCCAACTCTGCACCGTTGTTTGCATATATTCTTTGAAGCAAAGTTGCATCGCTTGCGATGGCTTCAAGGTAAAAAGTCATCTCAGCTTGAGAAACGTTTGCTTGTTCGAGGGCGCTAATGTAGCTGCCTAGTTTTTCAGATGAAGACAGATCGGCAAAAGCGTCTGCAGTCAATCCAACTTTGGGCGCAATGTTTTCAAAAAAGTCTTTAAGCGGCCCGCCGTCTGTTTCGACAAAATCACCGAACTTATCGTTCACATCCTTCAAGATGTCAGCGATTTTGTCTTGTTCGACGCCATAGGCTTTAGCTGCAAACGCCAGCTCCTGAAAACGCTCAACGCTTTCTCCAGCCATAGCAGCTAAGTCGCCAAGCTGCGCTGTCGTATCAATCATTGCCTTTAGGTTAAACGCAGCACCAACCGCTGCCAAAGCAGGTAGCATTCTTTTGGCCACAGTGGTCAGCTTGTTAAAGCTACGCGTAGTTTTATTCAGGCTTTTTTCTGAAGATTTAGCGAACCGCTCAACACGCTTTGCATTGGCCTTCATAGCTTTTGCAAACTGCCTATCCCTCGCAGAAAGGATAACATTCAATTCCTGTGCGGTGATTGCCATTATCCGTATCTCCGTGCCAACTCTCTGGCCTCTTCCAAGGAAGGTGCATTTGATCCAGCTTGTTTAGGTGAATGCGCTTCATTCCAACCATCAAAGATTAGAAATACATCGCGCGGGATCATGTCCCTTATTTCATCAGGCTTATAATAAGCGACGACCGTATTTTTAATTATGCTACGGACGTTAAGACTGCGGGGTTTTCGTCCTCGCCAAGTTTTTTTTTGACAGCCTCATCCTCAAAAGCGTCAGGCATAAACGCCACGCCCAGCACAGCCTGTGCAATCTGGTAAAAGCGCAGCAAGTTTGATGGCCCTGCTTTTTCAACTAAGCGGTCGGCATCGGGATCTTTCATTCCACCGCCAACCAAAGCCAAAGCAATTAAATCTTTAACCTCTATTGAGGTGGGCTTGTCGCCACGGGCAAAAAACCCATCCCAAACCTCAAAGATGCCTCTGTGCTTATCCTCAAACCGTTCGATCTCTCTATTACGCAACAGGAAGGTATAGGTGACGCCATCGATTTCTTCGACAACGCCACCTCTTGGTGCATCAGCAGTAATGGCCATTATGCGTAAGCAATTGTTCCATTGCTCTCAAGCGACAGAGAGAAGGTTGTTGCACCTTCCGTTTCACCGCCAAACTCAAGTGAGGTTACGCGGAAACTGCCAGAGTAAGTACCAAAGTCTGGCACAACCAGCTCAAAGTTTGCCACTGGATCAGCTTGCATTGCAATTGTGTTTAAACGCCCCTCTTGTGCGCTTTCATCAAGAAAAATGCCGTCACCAGAAACGCTCATGGATTTAAGGCCATTTAGGCTTGCAGCCCAAAGCGCACCCGATGGCGTGGTAGCATCAGGCGTGGTCACGTCTATTGCACTGTTATTGATGGTTATGGACTTTGAGTTTAGTCCAGCGATTGAAGTAAAGGCTTCAGAACCCGCCCCGTCACCAATTTTAACGAGCAGGCTTCTGCCAAGTTGCTTTGCCATATCAGGCTCCTTCTATGGGAATGTGGACGTCTCACGACGTTCGTCTGTGACCTTGCCCAAGGGTCAGAGAGGGCAGCGGCGTTAAGCCGTTTCCAGTATCGCTGAAAATATGACATTGCCGTTGTGGCCACGGCCTTCACGGTCACGGTCAACCACATAGGTTTCACAGCGTAATTCTATTAGATTAAAACCAGCAAGCGTCACGGAGCCTTCTGATCTGTGTAGTGCGGTGCGGATGGCTTCTGCAATTTGCGTTGCCTCAACGCGACCAGTTGTTTGAGAATACGTCTCAACATTGAACGTAACCTCTGCACCCGTGGAGCCGTCCGTATCGGCAGAGCGGGGTTGTATGTCGCCAAAGCGCACAAATGGGTAAGTCACATTCTGCGGCGGCTCATCGTAAACACGGGTGCTGACAAGTGTGGTAACGCCGCTATTTGCAACAAGCGCAGCGCGGATACCTTTTTGCAGCTCCAAAGCAAAACTGTTACTCATTTCAGCCCCAATTCCTTAGCTGCCTTGTTCATTGCGCGTCGAACCCGACCCACATGCTTTGGCCCAATTATTGACTGCGTTCGCCGCATGACTGGCGTGGGATCAGTGCGCCCCGTGTCGCGTGTTTCTTTAGCTTTTGGTTGACGCTTTTTGCCGCTTTTGTATTGCCGTCCAAATTCAATCGACATTGCTTTGACCTGTGCATCACGGGTCGGCGGTGCAGCTTCAATTGAGCCAACAAAAGCATTGGCTTCTTTTTCAAACTTGGCGTGGATGCCTTCTTTAAATCTGCCAACTTCTGGATCGCGTGGGCCGCTACCCATGGGTGCCATAGTCCGCGCAAGTGCAACGCCTTCGATAACGCTTTTGCGGATCGCATCGCCAATGTATTTACGCTGCTTGCGCGGTAGCTGCTTAAAAGCTGATGCCAGCCCCTTGTGCTGTACCTTCACGCTGCAATGCCTTTTTCCAGTCGCATTTCAAGCAGGTCACCTTTAGCGCTTACCTGCATGATAGATGTAATTGCCCAATAGATACCCCGCGCTAGAACGCGGTCTGCTGTTGTAATGGCATTTGTCAGGGTGTCTGAGCGGACACGCATTGTAGCAACCGCCACATCTTGAAGTGCGCCTTGCTCAATATCTTCTTGGCCCAGCCTTTCAATCAGGTGAGCGTAACGATTTGCGTGGTCAGACCATGTTCCAGTCGTGTTCCCATAGTCGTCTGTTGTGGAGGCCATGCGCTGGAACGTCACGCGATCCCGAAACAATCCTGCCCTAGCCATAATATGAGTTCCGTTCGATCCCGATCAAATCCTCAAACCCAAAAGGCAGAGATTTACTGATTGTGCCAATCAGCTCGTTTTCACGGTTTTCGTAGTAATGTGCGACCAGCATTAACAGCGCATGACGGATGGTTTCAGGCACATCAGTGGCCGCATCTCCAAAGCCAATAATGTATTCAATTTTAATTGCATCATCGCGCTGAAACGTGGTTGGCCAGCTAAATCCTGACTTCGGACTAATAAGGGTTCTGCCCGATGTTCCTAGCACATGATAGTTTGAAAGCGTGTCTGTTTGCAGGGCATTATTAGCGTCGTAATACTTTATCGCAGAGACGCTCTGTACTGGCCCCAGAGTGAGGTAAACAACCGATGGATTGGGTGCCAACCATTCACCCCAAGTCTGCGTTATCATCGCCCTACCAAGCGCTCCGCGCACATCCACGTAAGCAATCGCAGTATTTATTAATCTGGCGATCAAACTGTCATCGTCTGAATGCTCAATTCGCATTTGCTTTTTCGCGTCACTTACGGTGATTGGCTCAGCCGTAGGCGCAGTGATTAGCTCAAGACGATGCTGTAAAGACAGGTTTGGCATAATTAGTCTTTCACTGCCTTACGCTTGCGCGGTGTTTTTTTTGCAGCCGTTTCTTTTGCTGTTTTAGACGCAACTGGTTCAGCAATATTGCGTTCGATAAACCGCTGTGCAGTCGCATCATCGACATCGATTTCATCGCCAGCATTATGCGCAACAGCAGGGCCAGCCATGCTGACTAAAAGTTTGACTTTCATGGGTATCTCCAAAAAGGTGGAACGACAGATAAGGAGCTGAATATGATTTGGGTTTTATTTTTAGTTTTTCTTGAAACAAGCCACGAAGCGGTGGCTAAATTTGACAGTGCCGAGGAATGCAAAGCAAAAATGGCCGAACTGGAAGAGGCATATCAGGCGCAGCAAAGTCCCAACATGTTGAACATCCCGTTTTTCTATTATGACTGCATCCCAGTTCCCGATAAACCTTGAACAAAAAGTGAGGGCGCGAACGCCCCCACCGTGATTGTTTACGCTTGGACGAGGTGTTTGACCGCTGCGGTATTTGAAAATCTCTAATTTATAACGAGGAGCAAAAAAATGAAGTTTGTGTTTGCCTTAATTTTTTCACTTTTAGCAACAGTCACATATGCGGAAATGGATTTTGATCCAGTAGAATATCCCATAGTATGCGTTGGTGCATTGACGAGTTATCAAGAAGAACAAGGCTTAAACATTGATAAACGTACTACAATAGCTGAACAGGTAACCTTTTTTCTAGAAAAAGAATATAGGTCAACTGGCCGACCAGTTCCGAGCATTTTTGAGCGCGTTTTTCTGGTCAGTAAACTACGCAAACGAGTTGAGAACGACTTTAATATGTTGGAACTAACTGACATTCGCAAAAAATGCCAACAGTCATACTATGAATTAAAATGAGGGCGCGAACGCCCCCACCGTGATTGTTTACGCTTGGACAAGGTGTTTGACCGCAGCGGTATTTGAAAGGCACCCGTCAAATCTAATGTACCCAAGGATACCAAAGTCAGGCGCGTATTTTTCTCTAGCCACGTAGATGGCTGGCTGGCCAACTTTACGCACGTAGAAATAGCTCATATCGCCAAACAACATTGATTTGTTGCCTGTCGCAATGCCCGCCATGTCTTGGTTGACCACAACATCATAACCCAAAAGGTTTTGTGGAACGCCCTGTTGGTAATTGCCCATTTGCCATAGGTAATTGTTCTGACCGTCTTTCAGCTTACGAACGGCTGCAAGCGTTGCATCGTTCATCATAAAGGCGACAGAACCTTGGCGGTAAGCAGGGTCAACTGAATGAACCAGATCAATGATTTCATCCGCTGTAACAGCCGTTGCACTTGCAGCGGTAACGCCCGCTACAGAGTTGGTAACAATGCCCTCTACATCAGATGAACCTGAGCCAGTTGTCAGCTTCGCATTGGCAATCCGAGCCATCCGTTCGCCAAGCAAGCGACCAAGGAAGTTTTCCATGTTAAGAACGCTGTCAGTGTTTAGCTCCGCTGACCATTTGATCCACTCAGTGTTGAACGCATATGCGCTCAGAGTTTTCTGGCCAAATGTTGCGTCTTTACCGTTGTCGTCGGTAACAGCACCACCTTCAGTATGCGCAACTGGAAGCAGCCCGCTGCCTGTGTCGTCAATGGTTGGAATGTTGAAAGTATTTCCAGACGTGTCATTTATAACATTAAACAGGTTGGACGAGTACATTGGCCCGTGAGCCTTCATGCTTTCGACAATGAAATTTGCCAAAGTCGTTGGAACAGTAAAGCCCCCTGCAGAATTAGTACCGCCGACTTGAACGCGATATTCCTTCAGGACATTGCGAACCTCTGCATCTACGTGAGCATCACCGCCAGAAGCGATCATTTCAGCAAATGCACGACGGTAATCCATTGTCAGGCCGTTATCGACGGCTGGAGCTGTGCGCCCCTCAACAACTGGAACCTTGCTAGTGTCAGGCTCTTCGATTGCCGCTAGTGCTTTTGCAGCACGCTCTTCGCGCGTGATACGAGCAGAAAGTTTGTCGTGATCAGCCATCATCAAATCAAATTCGCGTTCGATCTCTGCCGCACGCTCCTCTGGGGTGTTGTCTGTCACTTCATCAAGTTTGGTACGGGCCTCTGTGGCGATATTCGCCATTTGCTCCCGCAAGTCTTTTACAAAAGATAAATCAGCCATATTGGCCTCCTTCGTTGGGAATTGGACGTCATCTCGACGTTCGGTGAGCTGGCCAAAGGCTCAGGTTAGGCCGACAAACAGCGGAAGCTGTTATGCTTGCAAACGCGACTTCATGCGAACACGGCGCGGCGCTTGGCTTTTTCTTTGAGATTTTCTGTAATCTTCCAGCGATCTTAAGCCGATCTCTGTGCCGTCATAGGCTGGGGTGGTAACAATTGAGACATCATACAGTTCAGCCTCTTCAATGGTGCGGCGCGGCATCTTTTCTTTGTCGTCCCACTTCTGGCGGGTTGGAACAAAGGCAAATGACATCTTGTCTAAATCACCGCGCTTCATCTTTGGAACAATGGCCCTGACGTCTGGATCAGACATATCAAGAGATGCTCGCATTTTTAGACCGCGCTCATCTTGTGAAAGTTCCAAAGTGCCTGATCTTGTTCGTGCCAAAGGCAAGCCAGTATGGTTGATGAGAAACACAACATCATCACGGCCAATAGCGTCGGTAAATGCGCCCTCAGCAATGCGTTCCTGCCACTGACCACCGATCACAGCATCTTCGTTAAACACAGCGGCGTAGCCTTCAACGACCGCAACGTTATCATCTTCGGACCGCACCTCAAACGAGGTGGAAATCCTGCTTTCATAGTTTTCCATTTTATGGTTCCTTACTAACGTCAGTTATGGAGGCGACGTCGTGGTTAATCACCTTTACGCACTTGAAAAAATCATCGCTAAAGACATCGATTATATCGAAAAGTCGCTGCACAAAGATTTTCTGTCCGTTCAAGAATACGAAATGGTCAGCCGTGAAGAATGGTTGCAGCAAATGAAAGATTGGTTTGCTGACGAGAGCATTGACCTTAGAAATGCCAATCTCAGAATTTTGTCAGACAATGAGGACATCCACACCTTCCAGTATGAAACTGAAAGGGACGGACAGAAAATCCGTAGAACCAACGTTACTTTCTTTAGAGACGGTAAGGTTTATCGACACATAGGCCATGACAATACCATCGACTAATTTGGTATCTGCTAATCTTTTTCAGCATTAGGCTGAGTACCAATCGGCACAGTTGCGCCTTG